CACACCATGATTATCAAAAAAAGAACAAAGACAATAATGGTAGAATTCATTGGAAGGGTATACTGCCTATACCACATTGCACAAATATAACCGTCATGAAGAACTACTTGAAGATGAGTCTTTCACTTTAGGTTGTACGGCAGTACTGGTGGAACGCACCTGCTGTGTAGGGCTGGTCTGATAAAGGTTGCTCAAGCCTAAATCATCTCCAGAATTAACAGAGGCGGCACCACCCGAAAGATTACGAACTCTCTGGCTCAGAGTAGTATCAATCGGTGCGGTTTGAAGGAATTGTGAAAACGAAGTACTCAAATCACGGACAGAAGTAACAAAATTCAACAACTCATCATCACGAAGACGATCCCCCTTTCCATCTTTTTGGAGGAAAGTTATAAGACCATCAAATACAGAATAAGAAATAGTATACATATTTGTAGTATCTTCGCCGAGATAAGCCAAGGACTCATCCAGCAATGATAACAATTGTTTTCTTACTTTATTTTTACCAACAGGCTGAAACAAAGCCTGTCTTAAAAACACAACAAATTTGGCAGGTTGCGATACGGAACGAGACATGATAAATCATACATTAAAAATTTTTAGGCGTAAATTTAAAGCTACCTAAAAAGGAAAGCGCTTCGTCGCACTAGCAGAAGCACTAACCTTCTCAGCGCTAACTACGCTCGTTTTTTCTTCTTGTATAATCACCGGTTGAGCTTGTTCTTGATAAAATTGTTGCACTTCAAGTTGAGACATGTATCGATTACCAGAGGGTGTGGACAAGAGAAAATCTTTACCACGGCGGTAGACGCGATGGGGATTATCTTTAACAGACCCAAACAAAGAAGTTACACCCATCAAAATCATCTCTCCAATGGGAGAGGTGATCACATCTTTGAGAAATTTCCCCGTTTTCGCAAAAAAAGAATCTTTATCCCCATCATGCTCTTGAGCTTTAACCTCTGGTTGTTTATAAACATCGCGATAATAAGAATCCGGTGTAGCGTAATAATCAACTGCACAATCTCCAGATGTGGAATCGACGGGCCCAGATTTCCCCTCACTTGAATACTCAAAATGATACACAGCCTCATAATAAACGGTCGCGCCAGCTGGGCAGCCCACGAAAGCAGCATAAACTGTAGGTCCAGGAAACACGCAAACGGGGCTGGCGGTGGTTGTCACGGTTGCTGAGGCAGTGCCAATGGCTTTGATATCACTGGTACTTGAAAAACTCTGTGCTGGGATGATGACCTCATTAGCCACACCTCCACCATACCCAGAGTTGAACTCAACATCGGAAATATCCTCAGGACGCCATGACACTGTAGCGGGTTTGGTAGCTAATTTTTCACGAGAGCAAGGTAAGGTAGCAATTGTGTTGGTACTAATACCCAAAAGCGTTGAGTTAATGTCAGCACCACCCGTAGAAGTGCTAACATAACTGTAAGCAATATTGACGGGGTAAGGACCTTGAGAACAATAAGCATTAGTGGCAGCGGTGCTGCCGGTAAAAGTGGTAGTACCTAAAAAGGAGAAAGAATAATCCATCTGACCTGTATACACCATCCCAGGCACACTTGTAAGTGCTGTGTCAAGGAAAACCTTAAGTGTGAGACCCAAAGGCCGAGCATCAGTGACACTAGCTAAATCAACAACTGAATTCTGAGCTGGAAGCCAAGTGGGGCCTGAACAAAGTTGATTAAGATTCCCTTGATTAAGGTTGATAAAATTGTTGAAATTGGGATTGGCTTGTATATAACCACTACCATCTCCATTAAGCGTGAAATTTCCTTTGTAATAAGCAGATCCGCGGGATAAAGGGTAAAAACTATTAAATCCAAGACTGGGAGGAGGGTAAGCAAATGAATCTGTCAACGCACGTCGAGCGTGCGCCAAAAATTTTGAGCGTTTAGATTCCTTTTTTACAACAGGATGATCAGCAAAATCTTTGGCCAATTTAGCAACTTCAGACATCATTTTACCTTGATGCTGATGTTGCTTATGGGAGTGACTTTCTAATATGCTAAGGCGATTTTCAAGAGGTGTGAATGGTGTGGTGGTATGCGATGTAAGTTGTTTCGGTGATGAGTAAGGGGTCTTTGAGCTAAGACTTTTCGGTGGAATACCACCCATCACTTTAATCTTCGGTTTGTTTGAAGTTTTGGTTGTACTTTTATGTTGAGACATGATGGCGAGAGCTAAAATGAAAAGAAACAAGAAATATGAACAAATGGAGCTGTTTAAACATTATAATAAAAATTTTTAGGCATAAGTTTAATGCAACCTAAAAACTCAACACTTGTTCGAAAATCTCTTCAAAATCATAGGGTAATTGACAGTTAGACTCCAATCCAAACCACAATAACTCCATCTGCTCAGTACTCAAGAGCAAGCTCATCAACTGGGCATAGGTTATCTTATCATCCAATCTCTTTTCAAGACGTAACTCCGCATCGTGTTTATCGAATACAAACTGAATCAAGGATTCCATCTGATGGTACTGTTTAGGGTACGGATAGAACAAAACACGAAGGGCACAAAGTTTTGCAAGAACCAAGCGCCAAGAGTCTTCTTTTCGCCACCAATAAAGACCAGACAAGAGTTTGTCAAAATTCGGCCTGGGAATGTACATACGATGCTGAATGTCGTAGTGAAATCCTGAGGAGTAAAAGGTTGCTTCACTTAATGGACTTCCCGCTGGAATTTCAAAGGCAGCTTTAAATCCTAATTCTTTGCCATACTTGATGATGTCTAAATCAGCAGTGTGGTTGAAAATAGAATCATCACCCCCTAATTTGCCAGATAATGATCCAGTGAGGTAGTCTAAAATTTTATCCTCACTGAGACCATGGCGCACAAAAGAATACACAAACACAATGAATAATGCGAGTGTGTTGTCATCTAAAGTGTTTCCACTCCCAGAAGGATTCATCCCTAATTTAATAAGTAAACGACCGACCAAATCACGAACTTTACTATAACATAAATTATCAAAAACCCATTCTTGAGCTTTCTTTGTGTTTGCTGGTAGAAACTTGTTCCGCAAACGATAAATAATTTCCATAATTTTCGGCGATAATGATGCCTCCATATGAGACATATCCATACAGTCAAACTTGTTGCCGTTAGATAAGAGCTGGCAAGCAAAGCTGTCCCATTGACCATAAAAAGGGCTAAGACCGACAGCATACCATGATTTGAACTGCGATCCCAACTTGTGCAAATTGCAATTCTGATTATAATATAACATGGTCATCACAATGTACGAGATAAAACCACCACACATGAACGTCCGCTGTTTATTTTTATCTGGGTCAAGATTCATCAATTTCTCCAAAGCGCGCACCTCAACCTTCGGACTAACCAGCCAATTTTCGTCGATATCCTCACCTTCGAATACCTTTTGAACCTGCTCTTTAATATAATCATAATGATCCTTAAGAACATCATCTTTGGTCTTGTAAATTTTCCCTTTAAACCCGCGTGAGTAGGGCCATCCGGGTGATTTATTCTTCTTAATTACCTGTAAAGCTTCGTCAAAAGTCAAAGTTTTACCACGCATTTCTTTAGCAAAAAGTTTTTCAAGAATATCAACCGTTTGCTGCAATGCGCCTTCATCAATATTTGTTTCATAAACACGTAAAAATTTTTTAAAATCGTTCTCCAACATCTGCAGATCCAATTGAGCAAGATCATGAGTGTAAGGTACATTGAAACCCAACGATTTTGCATGTTCAATCAACTCAGTATTTTCTCGAGGTTTAGAAGTAGAATAAAAGGGCTTGTTAAAGACACCAACAACACCACAACTACCATCTACTGCGGTAATTGGGGTTTGGAGTTTTTTGATTTTGCCGTTTGCACAAAACTCTGATTGCCATGAATTGCTACGACTACTTGCAAATCAACAGCAACAGCTCGATTAACCAAGCCGTGTGAGTAAGAACCTTTGTGAATCCCCACAATTTTTCCGTGTTTATTCAACAAAGGACTTCCGCTATGGCCAGGTTCAGTGTCAATCTTATGCAAAAAATTCACGCCATCACTATCACCCACGGCGCCATAACCTGTGTGATTGCCTTTAAAATCAAAACCATCCCAAATTGGTGTGACTTTACAAATCGGATCTCCTAATTTTGGCACTGCACACTCGTAATGACGAGAAGCAAAAAACCAATTCGCATCATGAGGCATACCAACCCATTGATCCACGCACCATTTCTTAACACCATTATCTTCACGACACTCGAATAAGTATGGTGTTGGCAAAACCGCGAAACGTGAGAGATCTTTCTTATCATGATCTTCTCGAGTTTTAATGTCAACAGAACGGGCGATGTGTTTGCCCGAAGATAGACCTTCAACGACAAAGAATTGTGGATTGTCCCCCGAGTTCAAAGAATCAAACACGTGTTGGTTGGTGATAAAGCGAGAATTGTTTGTAATGACACACACACCAAGGTTATTCATTGGGGTGCGTGCAGAACAACCAAAAATTGTGAACACACCGGTGGTTTTGACTTGCCAATTGATACCAGTAATGTTTGATTCATCACGAATATCTTTGTTAATCAACTCATTAATTTTTTCCTCTAATTGGCTCAAAGTAAACTTGCCATAATGGGCTGCGTGTTTCTTAATATCTTGAATATCTCTTTTGGTTAAGCGTTCCAAGCCAGAAAAACCATAAATCATGATCCCTGAATCCTTACTCTCATCAACACGAGTCTTACTTTCAATATCACGAATTAATCGTTGGAAACCATTAAAATTTGAAGGTGAGTGTTCAAACCAGTCTAAGATCATCTCAAATGGTTCAAGAGAGTGCTTCTCTGCGTAGTATTTCTCAAGAGCATGCACGCTTCGCTCACGAGCGTTAGCTGTCATTTGACCTGGATGATGAACATTTCCATGATGAGGGATAGCAAAGCGAATGGCATTAGCAACAAAAGTTTGAATAGTACCATGCGGAATTCTGTTTGAGTGGATGAGTGCATCCTCTAAATCACCGTACAAATCCTCCAAAAGGTCATGGCATTCTTTTTGTTCCGAGTTAAGCTCGCGCGTTTTAAGTTCACTAATTTGCGGAGCCACCACCGCTGCCGTATAAGCTGGCTCATAAGTATACACACCATCCAACTCAATTTCAGCTAAATTCTGATAAGAACGTAAGATAGAGTTCAACTTATTTACCTCACCTTTGAACGCATGATTTTGAATCAATTCAAACAAATAATCATGATCAGCTGCAGTAATTGGTTGCCGAGCACAAACAGTGCGTAGAATACGCTGAACTGAAGTTAATTGAGCACGCGGTAAATTAATTTGTAATTTAAAATCAGTATGTCGCAACTTTTCACTCGCAATACGTAAATTTTGTTGCTTACAAATGTTGTTTAGTTCCTCACGATCACGAACTTTATAATCCTCATACACCCACTTGCCATCAACTTTACGTGCTAATGTGATCTTACCTGAGCCGATTTGTTTTTCAATATCTTCAGTTGTATAACCAACCCAGGGAATATGTACGACTCGGTCAAAATAATCAGTATCACCTTCTTGTTCTTCCTTGTGGTAAACAACTGCTTTCTTTTCTCGACGCAAACGTAACTCCTGACCTAATTGGGCAGCCACACGCTCAGCCGATTTGAGATTTGCAGCACGTTTATACTTATTATCTTTTGATCTTGCTTCATCGAAGTCAGAACCCATGTCGTGATCTGGCGCAATATCCACGTTCACCATGTGCTGTAAAAAGGATTCATAATCGGAACCTGACAATTTACGATGATCACAAGTTTTACACGGAAATTTTTCACAAATTAACTGTTCAATTGGTACTTTAACTGAACGACACTCTGACCAATGAAAGCAATGTGGATTGCCGCAATCTACGTTGCAGCAATTTCGCCAATCTACAATAAACACGGGAGAAGAATCCAAATAACGCAAGTCACAAACGTGAGTGCAACCGCGAATGGATTCATCACCCAAACGCTCATTAATTTTACTTTTAACCAGCTCATACGCGGCATCGCGCTCAGTCAAAGTGGCAGGTTTCCGATTATACAACTGGTCGATTTTACGTGGAACAGGGTGATGACGTGAACACGGGATTTTCACACAGTTCACGCCTTGATAACAATCTTGAATCGATCCAGATAATTGCGTCAAATCATTTCTGGCAGTTTCATTTTCACCATGCGCGTAAAAACAATCAGTTTTCTTACAATTTTTGATATTACATAGACGCGCCGTGTCTGGAGTACGTAAAACTGGTCTAACTGTCGCATTTTCATTTACTGGAATGGGAGTGCACTTAGGGTGATGTTTTTTACATCCGCATCTTGTATTACATAAACCACCATTATTGTATTTACACGAAGGTTCATGTTCACAAACTGGGGAATCGTCCAACCACCAAAAAACGAGAAACAATAGCGCTAAGCCTACCAAACCCAGCACCAAACGACGAGTTAAACGCCAAGAAACACCAAAACGGTCCATAAACGAATCAATCATGCTAACAGCATTCAAAGCTTCAACAGGTTGTTCCGGATTTATCGGTGTCCACTCGGGGTTGTCATTATTTTCGTCAACATGCACCTTAACGGAAATGTCCGGAGTTTTGACCTCCTCGAAAGGTGATTGTTCAAGTGGTTTGTCAGCATTACGCCAACTACGATTGCTACCAGAATTTTTTACCCTCCACCGACCCTCATGTCGTAAGGGAGGTCTCTTATGTGTGCCATCAATCTTAATGTTGGAATCACTACTGTCTGAACTCTCCTCAGAACTTGAAAAAAAGCTCTTTTCATGATGGGGCACGAGAACCCATTTCTTTAAATGTGTCACAAATTCGATGTCGAACGCACGTTTATCGAATTGATCAACAGTAATACAGGGCACTCCTGGGCGATGGAAAGTTGCCAAAATTGCTTTGCGGGCTGGTAAATTCAAATCCACAAACCAAGTTGGCACGATAATTTTATCTAAATCACTCTTTTGTGAATCAGCCATGCTAATTGCCAACTGCTGAGCGTATGCATCTAAGTTGGTCATAATAGCGCGATGATCTGACACATCTAACTCTTGCATTGGTAATGTGGTCAGCAAATGATCAGAGGTTGCTTTACCAGCACATCCAACACACAAATGCGTCGCTGTTGGGGATACACCATCCTTGCGATTCGTTGGACACTTTGGTGAGCGACAGGGCGGAGCATCTCCAAAAGCAATACTAAAGAGATTAAAAAA